AAGCAATTGAGCCCGGCTCCGGCCGGGCTCTCTTGCATCCGGGCCGCCCGCCCGTTCCGGTCACTGCCCGGGACGGACGGGTGGTGCCGCAGGAGTGGATTGAACACTCGACCTCACCCTTACCAAGGGTGCTCTTGCCATAGGTTAAGCTCCTTTCACTGTTGACTTTTTCCGCCTCTTGATTTTGCGCTCCCCGGATTTTCCCCAGGGAAGCGCCTCAATCGACCGGGCGAGATCGTCGACATTGACGTGCGCGTAGCGCAGCGCCATGCGCTCGGAACGCCACCCCGCAAGGCGCATGAGACCGCCGAGATCGCGGTTCGCCGCGTAGTGCCAGGTCGCCCACGTGTGGCGCAGATCGTGCGGCCGAAAGTCCGTAATGCCAGCCCGGCGGCAGGCGGCCGCGAAGCCGGTTTTGATCTGGCCACCGCCGCCGCTGCGGTGCGCGTAGGCAAGCCCGTCAGGCCGGCGGAACACCGGCCCCTCGCGGTGCGGAAGGTTCGCGAGCTCGGCGACGACGCGCGGGTGAAGCGGCACCCCGCGATGGTCGCCGTTCTTGGTGTCGCGGAAGATCACATGCGCCCGGCCAAGGTCGACCTCGCGCCAGTCGAGATAGAGTGCTTCGCCGACGCGGGCGCCCTCATAGAGCATGAAGATCACCAGCGGCCGAAGGTGCGCGGCGCACGCCGAGATCAGCACCTCGGCCTCGCCGGGCTTGAGATAGCGGTCCCGCCCTTTCGGCTGAGCCGGCCGCTCAACCCTCCGCTCGGCGCAGAGCCCACGCCGCGCCGCGTGCTTGAGCACCGCCGAAACCGGCGTGTAGAGCTGCCGGTTGCGCGTCGACGGCGCCGCGTTCGGATAGAGCTTGGCGGCGGCCCGGTCGATTGCCGCCTGGTCGACGGCGTTCAGCGGTGTGGTGCCAAAGTGCTCGTCGATCCGCTCCATGTAGCGCGCCTCGCCGCCGGCCTTCATGTAGCTCACGGCCGCCTCTAGGAAGGTCGCGGTCGCCTGCCGTCCAAAGACACTACTGTCGAGGAGCTCGACCTCGCGCTTCGCCCGGATCGCCTCGGCGACTTCGCGCCTGTCAGTGCCCGTGCTTGCGTCCACAGCGATGCCTCGGACGGTGCCGCGGATGTACCAGTTGGGGCTTTTCCCCCGCCGGACGAGCTTGATGGACATGGCAGCGCCTCCCAGATCGCGCGAACGTCGGCGGGCGCAAACAGCTTTTGCCGGCCGACCTGACGGAAATACGGATAGAGCCTCACGACCTCGCGGAGCTTGCGCGGGCTCATGCGCAGCATCGCCGCCGCCTCCGCGAACGTGTAGACCGTCACCGGCGAGGCTTCGGCCCGGCTCATACCCAGCTCACCCGCCAGGGCGCGAGCAGCGCGGCGACGGCCTCCGGCGCCGGCGCGCCGGGATTGTCGAACCAGTGCCCGACCATGAGCTTCATCGCCTGCTTGATCGGCTCGGGAACGGTCGTGTATCCGGCCGTGAACCGCACCGTGACCGCCTCGGGAACGGCCCGCGTCGTCGGCCAGGTCTGATCGTGCGCCTCGACGATCGCCGCCCGCCGGCCCTCGTCGCCGAGCCCGACCACCTTGTAGACCGAGCTCGACAGCGTTTGGGTCGCCCCGTCGCTGTCGACATAGGTGATCTGGTCGACCGACCGCAGCGGCGGCAGCGGCAGGGTGATTTCGGCCGGGAACCAGCCGAGCCGCAAATCCCACGTCTGCGGCGTGATCGCCCGGCCCAGAGTGCCGGTTGGCCCGTCGATGTGCTGGACGGCCGCAGCGATCAGCGCCACCAGCAACTGGTCGCTGTCGTCGGCGTCGACGCGGCAATGCTCCTTCACCTCTCTCAGCGACAGCGGAACCGTGGCCGGTGGGGTGATGAGTTTCAGGTTCATGCCGCCGCCTCCCGTGCCGGCTGCGGCGCCCGCAGCGTGTCGCCATCGTCTCTCGGGTTCCAGCCCTCGGCGAGCCGGACCTCGTTCGGCGTCAAGATGCCGTTCCTCACCCCGATCTCGTGGCTTTTCCACCGCGTCTCGGGATCGCCGCGCAGGAAGCCCGTCAAGTCGAGCTCGAGGTGATGGCTGTCGCGGTCATCGTCGGAGAATACCGATCGCGCGAACTCCGCTTCAAGCTTCCGCAGCCATGGCAGCATCGTGTGCATCGCGAACCAGCGCCCGGCCGTCTCGGAATTGGTGAAGGTGCCGTGGCTGAGGTCGCCGATAATCGGCGGCGGGCATCCGAAGATGCGCGCCAATTCTTCTGTGGAAAACCGGCGCGAGGCCAGGAGCTCGGCATCCTCGGGCGAGATCGAAACCGACTTCCACTTGAGCCCCTGATCGAGCACCATCGCCTTGGCGGCATTCTTCTGGCCGGTGAAGGCGTCGGCGAAGTGGCGTTGCAGCTCGCCGAGCGCCGCCTCGCTCAGCTTGCCCTCGGCTTCGAGAACGCCGGACGGATGCGCGCCGTTGTCGTAGGTCGCCGCCGCGAAGTCCTGCACCGCGAGGCCGGCGCGCACCGTCGCCGCCGCGCGTTGCAGCCGCGAGCGGCCGACAAGGCCGTCATCGGTCCTGTCGCGCAGGTGCAGAACCTCGTCCTGCAGGAGCCGCCGGCTGCGCCCGGCGCCGCCGCCGAGCGAGGTCATCTCCGTCACGTCATAGGCGAGGCGCCCGTTGGCGAGGAGCTGCACCGAAACCCACTCCCAGGGGATCGGCGCCAGCGCCGTCACGGCCCCGGCCCGACCGGTGACGATCTCGGCGAGGCCGTTGCCCCGCAGAAGCGTCGAGGCGACCAGCCACTCGACGAAATCCGGCCAGGTCTGATGCTGGTTCGGCCCCCGCCGGATGAGGCGCATCGCCGCGTGGCCATCGGCCACCGCCCGGCCCTCGCCGTCGCGCCGGTAGACCCACGCCGGAAGGCTCGCGATCGCCGTCGAGATCGCCGAGACGCAGGCGAGCACCGTCGACAGATTTTCCGCCATCCGGGCATTGACGCCGACGCCGGTCGGCGCCAGCGCCGCGAGCGCCTGCCAGGACACATCTTCGGCCCGGCGCTCCCGTCGCCGGCGGCGCATCCTGTCGAGCAACGTCATCGCACCGTCTCCATGAACCGCCGGATGGCCGCGAGGCGCGGCGGAATGCGCATCCGGGCGTTGATCGAGGTGCCGGAATAGGCCGGCCAGGCCGAAACCACGGAAATCTCGACCAGCTCGACCGCGCGCAGCTCGCGCGTCTTGCCGGCCCAGCGCTCGCCGCCCTTGGGCACGGTGAAACCGAACGACATGCCGCCGAGATCGCCGCGCTCGGCGAGCGCGAGAACGTCGCGGCCGGTCTGGGTGTCGGGCACCGCGATCGAGAAGGCGAGGCCCTTGGCGTCCTCGCCGAGCGTGAGCGTTCCCGATCGGGTGCGCGCCAGCACCCGCCCCGGATCGTGATCGACGAGGGCGAGGATGTCCCCGCGCCTCGCCAGCGACGCGGCGAAGGCGCCGGCGGCGATCGTCTCGGTGAAGTCTCCGATCGTCGCCGGCGTGTCGAACGTCGCCGCGTAGCCTTCGAGCCGCCGACCATCGGCGGCCCGAAGCTCAACGGCGGTCGCCCGCCGCTCGATCGCCGGTCCGGTCATGGCGTGGTGAGATCCGTGATTGCGGCGAAGCTCTCCGGGTGCCGCACGTCGACGTCCATCGTGACCATGCCGCGAACCTGGACGTTGCCCTTGGAATAGGCCGTGCTTTCATAAGGGTTCACCAGCACGTCCAGTTCTGACCAATAGCCGAGCAACAGGTCGGCGAAGTTGCCGAAGATCAGCGCCGACAGATCGGTGCCGGTGCCCTTCGCCAGGTTGCTCGGCACCAGGTTGGTCGACGCGGCCGGGAAGCCCGCGAGCTGGTTCGGCCGCTCCATGATCATCACGCTATCGGTCGAAGTCACCTTGGCGGTCTTGCGCGCCGACTTCACCACCTTGGGATTGGTGAGGAACGCCGTCCCCATCGCGTTGTCGATCTCGACTTCGGCGATGAGGTCGACAACCGCGTCCCAGGTGATCGGCCCGCCATTGGTGCCGATCGCCACGCTGCCGATGCCGGTGGTCTGCAAGATGCCGTCCGGCTCGTTCGTGCCGCCGCCATTGATCGCAACCGTGTCGACCGCTTCGGCGAGGATCGCCGCGAAGTCGCGCCTCAGCAGTTGTTCGATATCGGGCGACGACTGCATCAGCATGTTCCGCGAGAACTCGACGATCGCGCCGGCGTGCTTGGGCGCGAGCGTCACCTTGTCGAACTCGGCATCGCTGGCGTTGATCGCCGCGTTTTCGGCGACCCATCCCGATGTCGCGCTCGCCTTGAGCCGGGGGATATCGACGTTGCCCGTGAGCCCGGAGAGCACCGTCGCGCCGAGCCCGCGCACCCTCAGCGCCGCCCGGAGGATGTCGATGAACTGGCCGCCCAAATGGTCGGTGGCGATGATGTTCGATCCCGGCCCGCCGGCCGGCGCCGCCGTGGTGACGACGCGTTGCTCGACCCGCTCGCGGAACACCGCGATCGGCACCGCCACGCCCTCGAACGGCCGGCCCGATCGGCGCGCGATCTCGGCCGCCAGCTCGCGCTCGCGCCCGCAGTCCTCGGTGTGGCCGGGAACCTGCGACAGGATCGCCCGCCGCAGCGAGAACTCGGCAATCGCGCCGTCGAGCCGGTCGTCGCCGGTGCCGTTCACCGGCTCGCCGCTCATCCGCCGCTCGGCCTCGTCGAGCGCGCGCCGGCGCTCGATCCGCGCCTCCAGCGCCTCGATCTCGGCCTTGAGCTCGTCGAACCGCCTGGCCTGGTCGTCGGAGAGGTCGCCGCCGTCGCCGGCCGGCTTGTCGGAAAGGTCGCGCATCTCGGCCACCAGCCGGCCGCGCTTTTCGAGGAGGTCCTTGAGTTTCATCGGTTATTCCTTCGCTGGGAAGGGCGCGCCGTCGCGGCGGGCCGGTTAGTTGGGGCGGTCTCCGTCATCGGGACCGGGCGCCTCTCGGCGTTCGTTCTCGCGCCGCCCCGTCGCGCGAGAAATGGGCGGGTTGGCCGGCGCCGTTTGGCCCCGGCGCCGGCCGGGCTCCCGCCGCCGCAACCATGAAATGGCGGCGGGAGATCAGTCATCAGTCGGCTCATCGGCGAGGGCCACGTGGACGAATGGTCGTGGCG